GCTGGATGCCCCGCCCCAGTATGTACTGGAGCAGGACTTTCTAAAGAGGATGGAGAATTTCTTGCAAGGGAAGCTGCCAGAGGAGCAGAAGCCGTTGCCCTCCTCAAGCAATGCCAAGCCCAGTACCAATCCTTAATCCCTAAGTAACCCGCTTGAAGTAGTCAGTCGGGATATGGACCACTGGTTCTATATCCTGACTGTCTCCTCTATCCTTCCTGCCTCCGACTCCGTAGGTTACATCGCACCAGCCTTGTGTGTGGTAGAAGATGCCGTCGCTCCACTTGACGATGACTAGGAACTTGCCGCCGATCTCCTGTGCCATTGCCTTGCCGTGCATCCACTTGTGCATGGACAGCATCAGGGTTGGGTACTGACTGCGAGGATTGTTACGGCACTTGAGTTCAGCAAATGCCTTGGCCTCTCCCCGCTTGGTCAGCATCCAGTCTACATGGTAGGCACGAGGCAGCTTGTGAAAGTCTACCTCCCACATGAGGTACAGTGCTTCTTGTACTTCCTTCTCGCGCTGTAGGTCAGCGTCTGTTTCATAGATCGGACGCATTCTTCTCCCTCAACTTGGCTTCGATGGCTTCAGCAAACCATTTAAAACCTAACGGCAATCGTTTTGCTTCGCCGTCAGTTTGTGCTAAACAGTTAAACATTTCCTCATCCGTCAGCCCCTGCCATTCGCGCTGTGGTGGGGCGGTGTAGAGTGGTTGACCATTTAGAAGCAACGGCGCATCCATCAACATCACCGGCTCCGGTTCAGGTTGCGACTCATACTCAGATTCAGGCTTTGATGGGGCGATGTGGCTGATGCAATTAGAGTTTCCGCACCAACTTTTACATATACTAGCGTCAGCTAAGTCTGCTGCACAGTTCCACGCCACCGGCTCTGGAGCAGGTGCGCTAAGTCGGGCGCGGAGGGTTTCGATTGCTGTGTCGGTGTCATCACTAAGATTCATTTGACCAAATTCAATTTTGTACCTGACATCTTGTAACGCATCCAGCACCTGCTGCGCTTCCTCTTTAGTCAATGTAATCACAGTTCTTCCCCATTCTGTTCTGCTGCTTTGTTCATGTCGTGTAAAGCGCGTCTGGCTGTTTCATACCCATGCAAGGCATCAGCAATATCACTATCGGAATAAACCGCAGTCGGTATGTCAGATATGCCTTTGCCTTCTCGATACAGGCGCTGGCCTACTTTATATGGTGTTTCTTGCGCGAGTCGGGCGCGGAGAGTTTCGATTGTGCTGTTCGTATTGGCTAGTTGCTCTTTCATATGCTTCATACGATGCGGTTTGTATTCCTCACCATACTGCGTTACGTGCATATCAATATCCCATTGCTGGAAATCTACTAGATCGTCTAAGTGTTCCAGCACTTGCTGCGCTTCCTCGCGTGTTAGTGTAATCATGATGTCACCCCGCAAACTTTTTCCATATAAGCGACATACAGTTCCGCTGCGTTTACAAATTCGCGTGGGTCACCGTCCAAAAAATAACCGACCTCGCTATCCTTCCACCCAGAGTAAATGTCGCCGTATCGCTGACGTTTTGTTATGGTTTCTTTTTGAATACCTAATCTTTCATTGCGATACATTCGTCGTGCGCCCCAATCACCAACTGTTCCGAGCGTGTAAAGAAATTTTGTTGTGCAAAATTCTTCGTAGGTCATTTCCTCGCGGGTTAGTGTGATGGTCATAGCTTATGCCCCCTTATCATGCGGCAGCGTTCCCGCTCCTGTGGTGTTACGTCTGGACTGATCTCCGCTACTGTGCAGATGTTGTGTCTCGTTGGTGGGTTGATGTTCACTCTGACTAGACAGTACAGCAGCACCGCCCATGCCGGTATCAGGCACAGGAAGATTGCGTATTCTTTTATTTTCTCCATTGCTTTCCTTCACTTGTCGTTTGCGCCACAGGCTCACTTGAGGTCATCCAAGTCGGACAAGTCTCTGGCTACCCGTAGCACTGCGAGGATGGCTTGGTCTACGCTGTTGACAATATCCACCTGCCCTCGCCAATCCCTGTGCCATAGAATCTGGTCCGGGGTTAGCTTCTGTTTAGACGGTGGCTTAGTTCCATCCTTGACTTCCAGCAGGATATTGAATCCCTTGTATCCCACCAGTAGATCAGGACAGCCAGCGCCAACATCGTGCAGATGCTGGACAAAGCAGCCCAGATGCCGCAAGGCTTTAACTATTTCCTTCTGATTGTCATCAACCTTTGCGGCTCTCATACCATTCCTCTCGTTTAAAAACTATGCCGTCCTTGGCGGGGCTGTACCCATCGCAGTCTACTTCTGCTAGTGCTGACATGAACACAGCCCCATCTCTTTGCAAGTCTGCTGCCATGCACCTGCCGTACCCCACCTTTGCATGGGAGGGGTAGTCTCGCAGGTTGTAGTTAATACAATGCAGGCAGCGCATTATTTTTCCCGTAGAAACTTGGGGATTTGTGCTGCTTGCATGGACTGCATACCCATCGTTTAGTTCTGTTGCACTTCTTCCAGTAGCCGCCTTTCAGTTCCCGGTGGCTATTGCATGAGGTACACCAGCGAGTGCCTATGTTCTCTAACTGGGTCATAGCAACCCCTTGATGTCACGGATAGGTATCTCGTACTTCTCGTGAATCTTCAGGATGATGGACGCTGTGACTGGCCTACCTGCCCTGATCTTACAGACGGCAGATGGCACGACATCGAGTGCCATCGCTAGGGCATTGTCATTTTTTAACCGATAATTTTTTATCAAAAAATCGAATAGTCGATGAGCCGGTTTCCTTATTTTTTCTGGTGGATATTCGGTATTCATTGTCCTTTTAACATCTGTCTCTACTGCTGGGGTTGGGATGAAGCGGTTAGGGTCACAAGCTATTTGTTCGCTGATGAGTTTCTTCCTACTCCGCAAGTATTCTTTGGCTAGTTCAAGCTTGACGTTGTAGTCCATTGTCTGTCCTCACGTTATCTGGTTGACCTTCCTCTTTCATCTTTGCGCCTAAGTACCCTAGCCGGGTCTGGTAGGCTTGGGTTAATACTACACGCACCATCGTGTCGAGCCGCTTGATGGTGGGTTCATTGGCTTCCCGCAGTTCCCGAAGCTTGGTCATGCGTGTGCGCGGTGCTGCCTTACCCGATTGCGTGACTTGATCGGCGAGTTTGTTGTACTCAACCAGCCACTGATCCATCGAGCCGTAGGGTATGGGTTCCTTCCCCGGCACAAAGAGAGGCCATTCGGCACCAGTTTCCTGCGAAACGACTGGACTAACGACCGCCTCCCCTTCCACGGGAGCAGCGTCCTGAACGACGATAACCTCCTCAACCACGACTGTCGCCTCTGCCTCTGGCTCCGGTGTGTCGGCATCTGGCTGGCTTTCTGTCTCAAGTACCTCATAGGTTTCCTCTATCAATTTTGGTGGAGCGATAGCATCCAATGGGTTGCGCGGGATGTCCTTGATCTCTGCTGACTTGGCATCTGACGGGTAGTCTGCTGCCTCCTCGGTGGTGATGAGTCCCTTTAACGCATCTGGGAAGGCATCACGCAGGGCAAAACCTCTGGCTCTCATCTGTAACATTCGCTTTGGGTAGCTAGTCCACGGTCCCTGTTTGTTCCACAGTCCTGCCCGCTTGGCATCCTCCACTGAGAACCGTGCTGTAACAGGCTTACGCCCCCTTCTGTGGGCGATACAGACGGCGACAGGGTTCGGTGTACCTTCGCCCTCAAAGAACTCCTCTACGCCCTCACAGGCTGGGTGTGCCTGCACCAGTGCCATTGCTGCATCACCGTAGACTGACGGCTTGCCATTGATGACTGAGATGTTTTGCAAAGCTTGCATCGGGGCAAGTCCGATCTCGGTTCCCCATTGGATAGCGACCAAGATATCCAGCGGCTTGCCTGCATAGTTCTTTGGGACAAGATTGCTGTTCGCCAATTCGGAAGCAAACTCCTTTGCCTCTGAGAATGTTGTCGGCAGGAATCCCTGCCGCACGGTGAGATTACTCATTTTGCCCTCGCTTTAAATAGTTTCATCTGGTCGGCTCCTGCATAGGGGATGACGCATCCTGCGTACTCAGACAAATCCAAATTGAGTGGCTCGTCATAAAATACGCGCTGTTTCATAGCAGGGTCTGGCTTGCCTTCCTTTGTGTAATGGAAAAACTTCTCTGGGCTTTGCTTTTTGATAATCGCTGTGATTTCGGCAATAGCTTTGTCCCTTATATTTTCTGGGGCAGCAACTGCTTCGCGCAGCATTATTGTTTGCATAGGTGTTAGCATTGCTTTCATTATTTAATCTCCTTCACGGTTAATGTTGACTGTCGTACTGAGTACGCAGCCTTTCCTTTGACTACGCGATCTTGTGTCGCTTGGTAATTCCGCATAGGCCAGCTCACTTGGTAACATCCTATCGTTGCTTTACTGGCCGTCTGCATTGCTTCTTTGATTCTCTTTTCTCTATCGTCAATGATAGATTCGCACTGCTTGATGTCCTGCTTTGCTTCCAAAATGTCACGCACCCACGTTTCAAATTCACCGCCGAGCTGGACTGCGACATCTTCCCCTTGTCCCCATGTTCTATCGGCATCGGCAGAGTTGACAGGCGGATAGTATTCAATATGCCTGTCAGCTTTCCAGATGTCAAGTCTACGTTGGAAGTCTCGGGTAGCTTGGGCGATTGCTCGGAGGGTAGCTTCGTGTGGTTTGAACAGGAAGATGCGTAGCTCTGTGCCGCGATATAAGACGCACAGAGCGCCCCATTTAGCCCCGGTGATATCCATCTGTGCCTGTAGCTGGATCACGCCCCTGTAAAGCGCTGGGCTATGTTCTGGTGCGACTGATGTGAGCTTGGCTTCCAGTATGCCGCGACCTTCAAGGGTGATCGACTCCCCATCCATTACCATGATGCCAAGATCGGGGTTATTCTGGACAATTACCCCGTTTCCATCGGCAGTTGCGTCAAGGGAACAGGCAAGTTTTAGCAGTGGATGAAAGTAAGGTTCGGGATGCTCAGTGATTAAATTTGAAACTCCAAGCCGACCTGCCGCCCTTTCCAATATCGCCGACTCAAACGTGTTTCCCCAGTCCATTGCTTCATTGGCAATGCTTTCTGGTGTCTTGTTTCCCAGCGCATCAATGGTTGCTGATAGCTCATCGTTCGGGCTTCTGTACTTGCTGTAACCCATAACCGCAGGTAAGCGGGAAGCGGACAGCATCGTATTCGGTGTGACTTTTCCGACCATAATAAACCTCTTATAAAAATGTTAATGTGACACGCTGAATGATTCGCTCGATCAGTGAATGGGTAACTGTGTATCCCTGATCTGCTGACAGATTGACTAGCAGCAAGACTTGTAATGCGTCTGGCTCTGACAGGTTCGGTGCTACTTCATAGAGGGTTGCAAGTGTTGCTGGTTTTGCTGGTTGTTTTACAAGTGTGACTGGCATGGTGATCCCTTTCGGTTCATGTGGCGGTAAAAAAACCCGGTACGGATACCGGGTTGGGTAATGCTCTGCTGGGGTTACTCGTCTTCGTCTGGGGCATCGTAGAGGGCATCTGCTACCGTCTCCAATACGTCCCAGTTGATGCCGATGGTGGCATCATGGCGGCGCTTTACCGCGTCCAATACTTCTCGCGCTTGATCATCTGTCAGATGCCTTGCCACTTCTTGTACGTCTTCAATACTCCAAAAGATGGCGATTGAATCTGGGTCTGCTATCGTCTGGCACTGTCGTTCAATGTCTTTTATTTCCAGATCGTTAAGATTGTCTGGCACGTTGATAGTGATTGTGATCTGTTTCATTTTGCTATTTCCTTTCAGGTTTAAGCTGCGAGTTTGATTGATATAACTTTATGCATGGTCTTGCCGTGTGCTGGGTAGGCAATGACTTTGGCAAGCTTATGGAAGCAAGCCCGGCACCCGTTACACTTGCCCTCGTGCTCGTAAGCTTGGCAGACTGTCATGCCCTTTTTAGCATCAGCAGCAGACGGGATGATCACAGAACCGTGTAAGCCCTTCGTGTATTGACCGGTCACGCTGTCAGATGAAAACCTGACAGACACGTTTTTGAGTACCTGCATTTCAGCGAATACCTGTCGAAACTTTGGAAACTTGTACATCCGGGTTGGCAACCAGTGCTGGCACCATGGTGTCCGCTTCATAACTTCGAGAATCTTTTCGGCAAGGGCAAGAGTGTAGACATCGCCTGAATCAAACCAGCGGAAATACCGGTCTTTTTCTAGTTCTTGGCACATGTCATCTGCCCAGTCTAATCGTTTCCAGTCTTCCTGATTGTGTAGTCTGGGGGCTTTGACGTTATTGAACCGATAGTTCCCTGTGGTGGCGTAACAGCCTTTGCAGGCATCGACTAACTCACCGGGTGAAGCAATGGAACCGGGACAGGTATCAATGGCCTGTAAAGACCATGAACGGATGCCGTCAAGCTTTGAAGTAACAGAGATTTTTACCATGATGTCATTTCCTTTCAGGGTTGACAGTTAATTAATAGGCAAGGCACATAAATAGGAAAACAGCAAGGCAAGCAAAGGAAAACACGCTTGCGAGAATGTCAGTGAGAGAGGGTTTCATTATTTATCTCTGACAAGATGGATAAATCCGACAGCCATCAAGGCAGCACCACCGAAGCAGAGAGCAGCACAGCCAGCGACAGGGGCATCAATAATGACAGCCCAGATTGTCAGGATATTGAATACAAGGGATGCAAGGATGAGAGCAGTAGAGTCTTTCATGGTGTCGTTTCCTTTTAGGGTTGACAGCCCGCCGAAGCGGGCGGGTTGATTATTTGCCGTGATGCAGTTCTTTGAAGAACAGTTCGCGTACATGGTGGCGCTGAAGATTCCAGTAGTCAGCAGCTTTCTCGATTGCTGCATCGTATGAAATATCGCGGGTACGGAATTCCTTGACGGCTTGTTGCGCCGCAAACTTGACTGTCTCTTTGTATGCTTCGTATGCCATGGTGTCTGTCCTTTCAGGGTTGACGTTAATGTGTGCTGCTGACTGGCAGTATATATCTTGACGGCAGGAAAACAAGATAATTATTTCAATCGATTATTGCATTGTGATAGCATCAGCCTATGGAACAGAAAGCTACATTATTAAGGTTGCGCTTAGATGTGCGTGAGATGCTCGACCGGCAGGCAGAGCAGCAGAGACGCTCACGGGTAAGCATTGCGGAACAGGCCATCAGAGAGTATTGCAGGCAGCATGAGAGTACCGAAGACAAGATGCAGAGGTTAATCAATGCAAAGCTTTGAGCTACCAGAGCCACCGAAGATAACCAAAGAGAAGCCGGTAGACAAGAGAATGTATACCGTAGTTCCAATCCGGGCAGTCAATGACAGACGGATAAGACCTGCTGCCATGCGGGCATTGCTAGCTGTCTGTTCATTCGCTAACCGTGCTGGCCTGTGCTGGCCGGGACATGAGAATGTAGGCAGGATGCTTGGGGTAACAAGGCAGGCAGCAGGCAGGCAGGTTAAGAAGCTTATCGAGATGGGTTACTTAAAGAAGGTAAAGAATCACACTTACGGGAAGACAGCCCAGATCCTGCGGGTTATATATGACGACAGCATCAGTACCACTGACCATATGGACAAGGTGAAGTTTGAAGACCTGCCGCCTACACTTCAGGCTTGGCAGACTAGCAAGGCAATCGAAGTGTTAAATCAGGACAAGGAACCAATTAACCTTGTTGCGGTAACGGCAGAAAAGAACGAACGTTCGTATTTAAGTGTTGATGAAGTAATGTTGATGTGGAAGAAAGCCTGTTCTGCTGCTAGCATTGTCAGGATTGTAACCAGTGAGGATAGGCAGGTGGCTGTGTCGATGTGTGCTGCTGGAGTCAGCCGGGAGTCATTCGAGCGTGTACTGTCGCAGGTATTCGCAGACTGGCAGCAGTATCGCAGAGAGCCACCACACCGGCTTGCATGGTTTGCTGCCAGACTGGCATCAGAGCGACCCACCCTTACCTCCCCCCACCCTTCGCCTGTATCGGTGGGTACCTAACTCAATTTTTCCCAGCTTTTTCAGGTTTGCAGGTACTTTATAACGAATAAGTCTAAAAGCGGGTTGTTGCAGACTTTTTTTATATATAACTGTGAGGTAGTTGACTGACGGCTTAGAAGCGTTGGCTACGAAGGAAAGGCCCTCACGGGGTGGGCAATAAGAACCTAACCCATATTTTTTATATAGGAGTAATCCAGTATTGGATGCTTGTTCTAGTTTATCTAGGCTAACAGAGGGGCCAGCCTCTGCAAGAACTATGTGTCCCGATATTCTCTACTTGATCTCATCCGAGAGTATGAATAAGGAGTACCGTCCTATTCGCCACGTTTATTCCCTTGGTCACAAGCTACCGACGGGAGGGCTGGGTCATAGCCCCTTGAATCAAGTATAGTAGATAGGCACAGTTGTGCAAATAACTTTTAGTAATCTCTTTGGAGAGCCACATGAACTACGGTAATAAGCCTTATGAGTTGCAAGATGACAATGGTAATTTGTTCTTAAATAAGAAGAAGAATGAGAATAGCCCGGACTGGTCTGGGAAGATGAAGTTAAATGGGCAGGTGTTTTACCTGTCGGCTTGGGAGAAGAAGACGAAGAACGGGGATTTGTTTTACTCGGTACGGCTTGGAAAGATGGTGCCAGCAGAACCTACCCAGCACTCGATAGATAAAGGCAATGGATATATGCCTAACGATAAAAAAGATAATATGGATGACGAGATACCGTTCTGATATATTGTTCTCCGGGGAAAGCGGATGCCGAATGCGCTTGTGGGTAATGACCGAAGGGCAACCGTTCGGGGCTAAGGACGCAGCGAGTACCCAACTAATAATCCTTAAAGGAGCCATATGAAATATCTCATCGCACTCTGGCTAGCAGCTACCGCAACTATGAGCTACGCAGCTTGCACCTACAATACCTATTGCAGTGGCGGACAATGCGTTTACTGCACCACCTGCTGCTATGGCGGGAACTGTAATACCACTTGTAATTGATACAGACAGCCGGGATAGACCGGCATCAAGACGCAAGGGCAGGCCATAGGGCGATAGTGGCATATTGCACACGGCTAACTGGGAATGCAACCTGCCCTTCCGTGTTGGTTAATTAAAAACTATGAGCGTAACTAAACAAATACCATCACTAAAGCAGTGGGGCGGTGTCCAAAATGTCCAGAAGCGTCTGGGTGGATCAGCTACTATCGCTAAGAACAGGGAAGCTGTCGCCTACTCCCTGCTGACTATTGCCAATACCAAACTCACCGACATCATGGAGTGGGATGAGACTGGCAATATTAAAGTCAAAGCCAGTAAAGACATCCCTGAACACGCACTGCAAGCCATCAAGTCCATCAAAGTCAACGAGCGCTACGACAAAGAAGGCGGCTGTGTGCGGACTCTTGACATAGAACTATACGATAAGGTCGGCGTTCTACGCATCTTAGCTAAAGCCTCTGGCCTGCTGGATACTGCCGAGGAGTCAGATAAACCAAGCGTCATTGGCATCAACGTCAAAGCGCCTGAGATCATCGATGTGGAGGATGTCAATGACCAGAGATGACATTGCTCGCATGGCGCGAGAAACTGGATTGATAAACACGAATGCTTCTATCCAGTGCATCGAACGCTTCGGCGCACTAGTCGCCGCAGCCGAGCGCGAGGCGTGTGCAAAGTTAATGGGCGAACTTACTTGCATGGGAGATGCTAAAGAATGTTTTGAAGTGGCAGCTACATATATCCGCGCAAGGGGTGAGCAGTGAGCAAAACTAAAGATGCAGGCACAAAGGAGATGCCCGTCACAGGGCTGAACTTAGACTTCTCTACCAGCCCAATGGCGTGGAAGTTCCTGCAATCTAAAGCATTTGTTCGTGGCATCATGGGGCCAGTAGGATCAGGTAAGTCATACGCCTGCTGTGCTGAGATTATGATGAAGGCCGTTCAGCAAAAGCCTAGTCCCATTGACGGCATCAAGTACAGCCGCTTTGCGATTGTCCGAAACAGCTACCCGATGCTAAAGACCACGACGATTAAGACGTGGCTTGATCTGTTTCCAGAGAATACCTTTGGCCCCCTGTTATGGACACCACCGATTACCCACCACATCAAGCTGCCAGCAAGAGATGGTGCTGCCGGGATCGACTGCGAGGTGATCTTTCTTGCGCTGGATCAGCCAAAGGATGTGAGAAAGCTGCTCTCATTGGAGTTGACAGGTGCATGGGTCAA